GGTGTTGAAGACACGGACACAATCGCATATTTAGCTATTGCGCTTTCGTTCATACCAGCGATAGTAACCTGGATTGTCGAGTTAGTGAGAAAACCTGATGATACAGGCACAACTTATCAACCTACTAGCAATTAACTGGTCCGATTGGGAAATTCCATGGGCGGGATTAGGCGGATTTCTTCTAGGACTGGGTGGAACGTTGAGTGGAATTGCGGCGTTAAAGACCGCAAGAAATAGGGGGCGAGATGAGGCAATTTCTACTGCTGTTTCTCGGCCTGACGATGATGGGGGGAGCGGGATATCTGGCAGCGACAGCGTTGAGCCAGGAACCCCCGGGTCCCACGAGAACGGTGACAATTGATATTCCTACAGGAGAACGAGGACCCCCAGGTCCAAAGGGAGACAAAGGTGAGCAAGGAGATCGGGGTCCAATAGGCGAATCGGGTCCGCAAGGGGAAGCAGGTCCAACGGGTCCGATAGGTCCGAAAGGTGATACCGGTCCGCCGGGTCCGCCTGGACCTGCAGGAGAAGGAGGGCCTTGTGCCGGTGCGCCTCCTGCTTATTCGCCTGGAATTCTACAGATCAACACGCCTGGGGGACAAGTTAGAATTTTCACGTGCCTTGAGCCGAAATAGAAGGAGGTTGAATGCCGCCTAAAACCCGACATCGTTTGAGTAAGCACTTCGTGGTAGAAGAATTCGATTGTCACGACGGCACCAAGGTGATGAAGCGCGACTACAAGGGGTTGGAGTTTCTCTGCAAGACATATTTGGAGCCATTGCGAGAAAAGTACGGTTCGGTAACGATTTTGTCGGGCTTCCGAACGGTAAAGCACAATCGAAGTGTCGGTGGGGCAAGTAAAAGTTTTCACGTTTATACCATCCATGATGGTAATGATCAAGCTGCCGATATCCGTTGCGTTCGGGGCACTCCTCGCCAATGGCATTCCACGCTTAATTGGCTACGCAAGCGCAAGCGCGGCGGTAAAGGTGGTTTAGGTCTGTATAACAATTTTGTTCATGTCGATTTGCGTGATTACAACGCGAATTGGAGGGGATAATGGATGAAGTAGTGGAACCTAATGAGGCCGATCTACCCGACAAGCCGCCGATCGAAGATATGCCCGAAGATGTTGATGAAGAAGAGATTCCTGGTGAAGAAGAGGTAACTGAAGAAGAGTTTATGACGCCAAACGAAGCGCACGGAGAAGATTCCGTGGATAACAAGGAAAGTGAAACGTATCCCGACGAACAGGAGAATTCAGAATGAACGCTGAACAGCAGCCGCAGACTCCTACCCCAGAGCAGGATCCAGGACAGTCTCCGGGTGCACCCATGCCCGACACTTCTCCTCCTGAGCAGCGGCCCGAGCCAAATGAGCCAAATGAGCCAGAGGGAGACGACGAGGAAGAGGGCGAGCGGTACGACGGCGGAGAGATTCCGAGAACTAACGATGATGAGGCGGATGGAGCATAACCGCTGACCGACGGGTGGGATGGGAAATCCTTGCCGCAGCCATTTTCTGTCCCGCCCGACCTTTTCTAAAGAAAGGGTCAACTATGGGGTTAGCCCTTATTCTTATCGGAATCATCATATGGATTTTCATTAATTCGCTCTTAGGTGTTATTCTCGTAATATTGGGTCTCGTATTGTTTTTCGTGCCGTGGGATAGCGGTTACGGTTACAGCCGCTTTCGCGGGCGAAGAGGACCATAATTTAAGGACGGAGTGAAATCGATGGAACAGAGTATTCTTACCAGTACGAAGAAAATTTTGGGAATTGCCGAAGATTATACTGTATTCGATCTCGATATCATTACTCATATTAACTCCTCGTTCTCTACTCTCGCTCAGCTGGGAGTTGGTCCGGCTGAAGGTTTTCAAATCGATGATGCGAGTGCTGTTTGGGCTGATTTCGATCCTGAGAACGATCCTAATTACAACGCGGTAAAGTCTTACATTTTTCTTCGTACTCGAATGCTTTTCGATCCTCCGTCGACATCATATCTGATTACGGCGATGGAAAAGCAGATTCAAGAGCTCGAGTGGCGTTTGAATGTACATCGCGAGGGAACAGATTGGGTCGATCCGAATCCGGGTCCTACTGTACAAACTCTTTCTGAGGACGAGGCATATTTCAGCCCAACCATGAGAACGCTTAGAAGGTGGGAGGATAATGGGACAAGAAGTCAGCTCGGCGGGGTCTGAGCGAGAACGTCAGGACAAACAAAGAGCAGAAGAGAATCGGAGAAGACAGCTCCGTCAGGGAGTTATTTCTGAGGAAGAGTCGTCAGCTCAGCAGCAAGAGGCGCCCGAATCTGAACAACAGCAAGCGCCTGAAGCAGAACAACAGCAAGCATCCGAGCCTGAGCAACAGCAAGCGCCCGAACCTGAGCAGCAGGAAGAAAGGCCGAAGGCAAAAAGAGCCACTAAGAAATAGGGGGCAAGATGGACCCCGTTGAAAATGTTCTTGCTCATTTCGGCGTCAAGGGTATGAGATGGGGCGTTCGTAGATCGAAAGAACTTCATCCCGACCTTGTCGGTATTCCGAAGAAAACGCGTAAGGAAGCTGCAAAAGACGCTGAAGAGTTTACGCGAGCCAAGCTATATTTTGGAGAAGGAGCGGGCACACGTCGAAAGTTGATCAAAGCTACGGTTGAAACCAAAAAGAAGCACGATCCGCATTACGCCAAGGCGTTTGACCACTTCGTCAAGCAAACCAATCTAGCTGAGCGCGCTGCTCAGGCTCGCAAACAACGAAAGCGCACGGATAGAAGAACTTACACGAAGAAAGTCGCCAGGAGAGTTGAGCGTAATTTGCTCAGCGCACACGTGTATCAAAGCGATGATCGAGTTATCGATTCCGGCAAGAATTTTCTCGTTCACTTCGGAATCAAGGGTATGAAGTGGGGTGTTCGTCGGAAGGCCACGGTGAGACCGGAAGAAGTCTTCGTTCGTCCTTCAAAATTTCCGGGCAGTACGAGGATGAAAGTCAAGGGCGGCCGGGGACATCCTGCAACTACAGAAGCTGTAAGAGCACGTAAGCTTGGGCAAATCGGAAAGAAGAGTGGAGTCCAGGCTCTTTCCGATCAAGAATTGCAGGATTACGCAAGACGAATGCAACTCGAACAGAATGTTCAGCGGCTTCAGTTCAATCAATTGAATCCTGGTCAAAGATTCGTCAAGAATTTAGTCGGACAGGGTCAAAGATCGGCCGAGGATCAAACTACTAAAGCAATGACCAAAAATGGTAAGAAAGCGGTTGGTTATGCCGCAAAGAAAGCAAAGAGAGGTGCGGCTACAGCTGCGATTGCAGTCGCACTTTAGATAGAGGATTAGAATGGGTCTGTCTAATATTGCGACACCGATCTATTACGGTCAGTTTCGTGAAGCGGTCATTCGAGGAGAGATTCCTGTCAATCGAGAGATCTCTTTGGAGATGAATCGGATCGATTCGCTCATCGCCAATCCGAACATCTTCTATGACGACGAAGCTGTTGAGGGATTTATTCGTTACTGCGAAGGAGAGTTGACCCTAACCGATGGATCGGATCTTCATCTACTCTTCTCGTTTAAGCTCTGGGCCGAGCAAATCTTCGGTTGGTATTACTTCGTCGAGCGTAGCGTCTATGTCCCCACAAAAGAGAATCACGGCGGACATTACGAGAAAAGGGTAATCAAGAAACGCCTGACGCTCAAGCAGTATCTGATCGTCGCTCGTGGAGCAGCCAAGTCGATGTATGCGTTCCTGATTCACAGTTTCTTCTTGAACGTCGATACGTCGACGACACATCAGATCAACACTGCTCCGACGATGAAGCAAGCCGAAGAAGTCTTGTCTCCGTTTCGTACTTCGATCACGCGCGCACGCGGCCCTCTGTTCAAGTTCTTGACCGAGGGCTCTCTTCAGAATACGACGGGATCGAGAGCCAATCGGGTCAAGCTTGCTTCGACAAAGAAGGGCATCGAGAACTTTCTTACTGGATCTATACTCGAGATTCGCCCGATGGCGATCAACAAGCTCCAGGGCCTTCGTCCGAAGATCTCCACGATCGACGAATGGCTGTCCGGCGATCTTCGAGAAGATGTTGTGGGTGCTGTCGAACAGGGCGCATCCAAGCTAGAGGACTATTTGATTGTAGCTATTAGTTCGGAAGGAACTGTTCGAGCTGGTTCCGGTGACACCATCAAAATGGAACTAGCTGACATTCTCAAAGGTGAGTACTTTGCGCCACACGTTTCGATCTGGCACTACAAGCTGGATGAAATCGAGGAAGTTTCCGACCCGGCGATGTGGGTTAAGGCGAATCCGAATTTGGGAGCGACCGTTTCCTACGAGACGTATCAACTTGATGTGGAGCGAGCCGAGAAAGCTCCTGCTTCTCGCAATGATATTCTCGCCAAGCGGTTTGGAATTCCAATGGAGGGTTATACATATTTCTTTACGTATGAAGAGACGCTTCCACATCGTCTTCGAGAATTCTGGCAAATGCCCTGTGCTCTCGGAGCGGATCTGTCGCAAGGTGATGACTTCTGCGCATTCACATTCCTATTTCCATTAGGGCGTGAGAAGTTCGGAGTCAAGACTCGCAGCTACATCACCGAGCTCACGTTGATGAAGCTTCCTGCCGCTATGCGACAGAAGTACGAAGAATTCATCAACGAAGGAAGTCTTCATGTGATGGAGGGAAATATTCTCGATATGATGGAAGTCTACGATGATTTGGATCGTTTCATCCAGGCTTCCGAATACGATGTTCGTGCTCTCGGTTACGATCCCTACAATGCAAAGGAATTCGTCACTCGTTGGGAGACCGAGAACGGACCATTCGGCATCGAGAAGGTGATTCAGGGAGTCAAGACCGAATCGGTTCCTCTTGGTGAGCTCAAGATCATGAGCGAAGAGAGGCTTCTGGTCTTCGATCAGGCGCTCATGTCGTTTGCTATGAGCAACGCCATCACCATCGAGGACACCAATGGAAATCGGAAGCTTCTGAAGAAGCGTCAGGAGGAGAAGATCGATAATGTTGCCGCTCTCATGGATGCTTGGGTGGCATACAAGGTACACAAGGAGGCCTTCGAGTGAAACTTTCTGTTGAGAAGCCCGGGTCTCCATTAGAGATTCTGGAACATCACGGTGTCAAGGGAATGAAGTGGGGGGTTCGGCAAAGATCACAATACGCCGGGCAAAAAGCTGGAAAAGCTGCAGCAGGAGAAGTTCGAAAAGCAGGTGGTGGTCGTAGAGAACAAAGAAAAGCTGGACGTAAAGCCTTTAGTGAAACAGCAAGAGAAACTTCTCGAACTTTGCGGACAGAAAACAAAGCTGTACGAGCAGAACGGAAAGCCGCATCGACCAGCCGGAATTTCAAACAGAAGTTCCCTACGAGCGCGTCAAGGACACAAGAAATTCATCGTGCTCGTATGCAAGATCAGGCGATGCGTTTGAAGGCTGCGAGTGAGACGAATCCCGCTAAACGAGACAAATTGATAAAAGAGTGGCAAGAGAGTCCAGATAGAGCGATTGCTCTTCGTACAACTAGAGGAGAGAAAGTAGTACTAGGAGTATTGGCTGGTGCTCTTGCAATACCAACGGCCGGAGCAGCTCCAGCAGCGCTTGCTGGATATGGTGGTACCACTGTTGCTATTCGTAGAGGTATTGAACGCGGACAAGCCAAACGGGCGCGTCAGTAAGTAGAAGTGGGAGGAGGTGAGCTATGGCGCGATTTGGTACGGCGTTGAAACACGCCTGGAACGTATTCTCTAATCAACCGCAAAATTCGAATCGAAATAGTCCTTGGCCGGTTCAACCCGTTCCCGACTCGGCCCCTTATGCGTATGGCGCAGCTTCTGGATCGAGGCCCGATCGTCTAAAGCTTCTAATTCCCAGCGCGCGCACGATGATCTCCTCGATTTACACGCGTCTCAGTATCGACGTGGCCTCTATTGACATACGTCATGTAAGGACGGATGAGGAAAAGCGATATTTGGATGATATTGAGAGCGGTCTTAATAACTGTTTGACCGTTGAAGCCAATCTCGATCAAGCTGCACGTGCTTTTCGACAAGATATTGCTCTTACACTCTTTGATCGAGGCGTCGTAGCGCTTGTTCCGGTAGATACGTCGATCAGTCCAGAGAAAACTGGCGGTTACGAGATTTTGACGCTTCGTGTCGGCGAGATCTTGACCTGGTATCCGAAGCACGTAAAAGTACGCTTGTACAACGAAGCGACCGGTAAGCGGGAAGAAATTACTCTGGAGAAAGCTGCGGTTGCTATTATCGAGAATCCGTTGTATTCGGTGATGAATGAGCCGAATTCGACTCTTCAGCGTTTGCTCAACAAGCTTGAACTCTTGGATGTCGTCGATAATCAATCTGCTTCCGGAAAATTGGATCTCATCATTCAGCTTCCTTACGTAATCAAGTCGGAGGCTCGTAGACAACAGGCGCAACAGCGTCGTCAAGATATCGAATTTCAGCTTGCGGGTAGTAAATACGGCATTGCTTATACCGATGCGACGGAAAAGATCACTCAGTTGAATCGTCCGGCCGAGAACAATCTCATGGGTCAGATCGAGTTTCTAACCGATATGCTTTTCGGTCAACTCGGGTTGACTGCGGAGGTTATGAACGGTACAGCCGACGAGAAAGTGATGCTGAACTATTGGAATCGCACGATCGAGCCGGTTCTCAGTGCGATCACCCAAGCTATGATTCGTACTTTTCTGACCAAAACTGCTCGGACGCAAAGGCAGACGATCATGTTCTTCCGAGATCCGTTCCGCTTGGTCCCGGTTGAGAATATTGCTGAGATTGCCGACAAGTTTACTCGTAACGAGATCATGACATCGAACGAAATGCGTCAGGTGGTTGGTATGGCTCCGCATCCCGATCCGAAAGCCGATCAGTTGCTCAACAGCAACATGCCGCAGGGAAGTCCGACACCCACAGGAGTCATGACGGACGGATCGGTCGAAACTCCGGCGACAACAGGAGTTATGACGGATGCTTTCGATGAGATCGATGCCGCCATCGATGATGCTTTCGCTGGAATCAGTTCCTCCAATGGGAACTCTGCCAGCGGGGGTTAGTCTTATGAAACTCCCAGACGGCACAATTCTCATGCATGGACGGGCTCCTTACGATCCGGTCAAAGCACACGAGTATTACCTGCGGACGCGCGAATTGAAGGGACGCAGAAAAGGGTCGCCCAGATTTACAGTCAGCTCGAGAAGCGGAACGATTGAACTCACCGCGCGAGAATTGACCGAGCAACGAGCCTATGCGGCCAAAAGAGTCAATGACATTAAGAACCGTTTGGCTGAATTAAGCTCTCGACTCAGTGTTTTGAGAGCTGAAGCTAATGCAAAAGAAAGTAAATCAAAGAGAAAGGCTAGGAAATCTCCGACGGCTGCGGACAAATCTAAAGCGGCCCGGGAATCTAAACAGTATCGACAAAAGCATAGGCAAACGCTTACTACTAAGAGAAAAAGAGGATCGAAAACAAGATCTAGGTCGAAGGCAGACCCCGTCGCTAGGCTTGAGGAGAGAATTGCCACCGTTAAGGTTTCTCTCATGGATGCTGTGGCAAGACAACGCGCTTTAGCTTCGGCCACTAGGAGTAATTAATAGGAGCGGTGATCCGAAAGTTAGGAGGAACATTCAAAATGGGAGTAGAGGCTACGCCTGACTTCAGTGGCTACGCCACAAAGGCTGGTCTTAAGTGCTCGGATGGCCGGACTATCATGCCGGATGCCTTCAAGCATCAGGATAAGACAAGAGTTCCATTGGTCTGGCAGCATGGTCACAATGAGCCCAGCAATGTGCTAGGTTATGCGGATCTCGAGCATCGCGAAGATGGTGTTTACGCCTACGGTTTCTTCAATGACACCGACCAGGCAAAGAACGCCAAGGTTCTAGTGCAGCACGGTGATATCAAGTCGTTGTCTATCTATGCCAATCAGCTTACTGAGAAAGCCAAGCAGGTTTTGCATGGATTTATTCGTGAGTTGAGTCTGGTGTTGTCTGGTGCCAATCCTGGTGCTCTTATCGACAACATTACTCTGGCTCACTCCGACGGCGAGCTTGTAACGCTAGATGATGAAGCAATTATCTACACAGGTTTGGAAATTAGTCATGCTGATGGGGACGCCTCGGATTCCGAAGACGAAGAAGAGATCGAGCATCAAGACGATAGTGAGGATGGCCCCACGGTCCAGGAAGTTTACGATTCGATGACTCCTGAGCAGAAGGATGTCGTTCATTATATGGTCGGCGCTGCGCTCGAGCTTGACGCAGGGGAAGTCGACACTGGGGAAGTTGAACAGTCAGCTACTTCCGATGACGAGGAGTCCGAATCCGTACTTGCCCATCATGATGATACCGATAATAATGAAGAGGAAGGACGGCGCATGACCCGCAACGTCTTCGAGCAGTCTAGCGGAGGCACACAGGAAGAAGAGCATGTTCTGTCTCATGACGCGATCAAGGGAATCGTTGCCGATGCTCAGAGAACTGGATCGCTGAAAGAGGCCGTCGAGCATTACGCTCTCAAGCACGGCATCGACAACATCGAGACCCTCTTCCCGGATGCCAAGTCCGTTACCGATTCCCCCGAGCTTGACCAACGGCGGGTCGAGTGGGTTGCCAACGTGATGAATGGAACCAAGCACTCGCCGTTCTCCCGCATCAAGTCTCTGGTCGCCGATATCACCTTCGATGAAGCACGGGCAAGAGGCTACATCAAGGGTAATTTCAAGAAGGAAGAGTGGTTCTCAGTTTCGAAGCGCAGCACTTCTCCCAGCACGGTTTACAAGAAGCAGAAGCTGGATCGCGATGATGTCGTCGATATCACCGATTTCGACATCGTAATGTGGCTCAAGGCCGAGATGCGTCTCATGCTCGACGAAGAGCTCGCTCGTGCGATTCTCATCGGAGACGGTCGGGATGTCGATGATGACGACAAGATCAAGGATCCCGCAGGAGCCTCCGAAGGCGCGGGGATTCGCTCCATTCTCCACGATCACGATCTCTATGCAGCAACGATTAATGTCGACGACTCGGCACCGCCAATCGATGTGGTCGACGCGGTCATCGGATCGATGCAGTACTACAAGGGATCGGGTTCTCCGACCTTCTACACGACGATTCAGACCCTCACTACGTTGCTCCTCGCTCGAAACAACGACGGTATTCGTTTCTGGAAGACTCCAGGAGAGCTTGCCTCCGAGATGGGCGTTCAGAACATCGTCACCGTTGAGGTCATGGAGGGCGAGGCGGATTTGATCGGCATCATCGTGAATCTCAAGGACTACACGGTTGGTGCCGACAAGGGTGGAGAGGTCAATTTCTTCGACGACTTCGACATCGACTACAACCAGTACAAGTATCTGTACGAGACTCGTGTCTCCGGCGCTCTGACGAAGATCCGCTCGGCTCTGGTCGTTATGAGGGCTCCTGCAGGAACGACGCTTGCTACGGCACAGAAGCCTGACTTCGATGGTACGACAGTCGTCGTGAAGACCACGCCGAATGTCACCTACAAGAACAAGGCTACCGGTACGACCCTCACCACGGGCGCTCCGGTTGCTTTGGCCTCAGGAGAGTCGCTCACGGTTCAGGCTGAGCCGAACTCCGGTTACTACTTCGCAAACAACCAGGACGACGAGTGGACTTTCAGGAATACGGCGTAAGGTAGGACGCTCATGGCAAGGTTCTTCGGCCGTATTGGTTATGGTGAAACGAAGGAAACTGCGCCTGGAGTATTTGTTGACGACATTGTTGAGCATTCATATTTCGGAGATGTCATCCGAAATGCACGAAATCTTCAACAGGGAGAGAATCTCAACAAGGATCTCAACGTACAGAATTCGATCAGTATAGTAGCTGATGCCTATGCCAACGATAACTTCTTCAATATTCGTTACGTAGAATGGGCGGGGGCTTTGTGGACGGTTTCGAGCGTCGAAGTGCAAAGTCCCCGTCTTCTGCTGAGATTAGGGGAGGTGTACAATGGGCCAACGCCTGCAGTTGCACCAACTCCTTGAAACGTTTGTGGACAACGTATATTTTCAACCTCCCGCCAATATACATCTAATATACCCTTGTATCATCTACAAACGTGACTTTGCAGACACCAAATTTGCAGACGACATACCGTATAATCATCGTTTGAGGTATATGGTTACTGTTGTTGATCGGGATCCTGATAGCGACATTCCAGGCAAGGTGGCTTCGATTCCGATGAGTCTATTCAATCGGTTTTATACAGCCGATGATCTAAATCACGACGTTTATACCGTATTCTTCTAAGGGAAAGGAAGAAAATGGCCCCTTTGACTTGGGACCAGGTTGGCGAGCGATTGTACGAAACCGGTGTAGATCATGGAGTTCTGTACATTCCTGACGATCAGGGTGTATATAGTCTCGGTTTCGCTTGGAATGGTCTTACTACTGTCACTGAATCGCCGTCTGGTGCCGAACCTAACCCGCAGTACGCCGACAACATCAAGTATCTGAACCTGATTTCCGCCGAGGAGTTCGGTGCGACGATCGAAGCGTTTACATATCCGGAGGAATTCGGACAGTGCGATGGTACTGCGCTTCCTTCGCCGGGCCTAGCCATTGGCCAGCAGGGTCGAAAGATCTTTGGCCTGAGCTACAGGACTCGATTGGGCAACGATGTCGAAGGGACAGATTTCGGCTACAAGCTGCATTTGGTCTACGGTTGCCAGGCTGCCCCATCCGAAAAGGCTTATGCCACGATCAACGACTCCCCGGAGGCAATTGCGTTCAGCTGGGAAGTCACGACCACGCCGGTTGCGGTTACAGGCTACAAGCCGACTTCTCTGATCGTCATCGATTCCAGCGTCGTGGATCCGACTGATCTTCAGTCACTCGAGGATCTGCTGTACGGACTGGGTGCAACCGAGCCTGCTCTTCCGACTCCGGATGCAGTAATCGCTCTCTTTGAAGGAGGAGCTTCTCCAGCTACAGGAGCAAACGCCGGAATTCCGGGAACTTGGACTCCTGGCGGATCAACTCCTCCGTCAAATGCAGCCGATGCCACTAGCAAAGGCGTTACCGCATCTCCGTCCTCGGCTTGGACGACAGGTCAGTACGTTCAGGGATCGACCGCAGGAGCGGGTGGTGAAATGTATTGGAACGGAACGGCTTGGACTTCGGGTCGAGCTTAAGATAGTCGATAGGAGACCAGAGGATGCTTACGATTGTTGTTCCAGGTGTCGAAATGTTCGACGAAGAGTCACAAGAGTTCATCACACAACACGATGTGACTTTGGAGCTAGAGCATTCTCTGGTCTCACTGTCAAAATGGGAGTCAAAACACGAGAAACCGTTTCTTGGTAAGGGCGACAAAACCTCGGAAGAAGTTCTCGACTACGTAAGACTGATGACGGTGACTCCCAATGTTCCAGAGGAAGTTTTTTTCAAACTCTCTGAAGACAATGTAAAGGCTATTAATAACTATATTGAGGCCAAGATGACAGCTACTTGGTTCAATGAGCCTCCGGGTGCTCCAAAGAGTAGAGATGTCATTACGGCTGAGCTCGTTTACTACTGGATGATCGAATTCAAGATCCCATTCGAGTGTGAGAATTGGCATCTGAATCGATTGTTCACTTTGATTCGAGTGTGTAACATCAAACAGGCAAAACCGAAGAAGATGAGTCGCTCTGAAATTGCAGCTCGGAATCGAGAACTCAATGCGCAACGCAGAGCACAACTCGGAACTAAAGGTTAGGAAGGAGGTGACGTGGCAACTCTTGTCTGGGATCAAGTTGGTGAACGATTTTACCAAGCCGGTATTGATCGTGGCGTCCTTTATCTGCATGACGGTAAGGTGGTCGTTTGGAATGGACTTACCGGTGTAGAGTCAGATTCCAATGCTGAAATTAAGGCATTCTACCTCGATGGGGTAAAATATTTGGAGAATTTTATCCCGGGGGATTTTTCCGGTAGACTAAAGGCATACACTTATCCCGACGAGCTTGATTCACTTACTGGAATTGCCACAGTCGGATCATCTCCTGGACTCGATTACTACGATCAACAAGCAAAGAGTTTCAATCTGTCATACCGATCAAGGATTGGTAATGATCTCGAAGGTTTGGATCGCGGTTACAAGATTCACATTCTCTATAATGTTCTTGCTAATCCTAATTCTTATTCGTTCGACACCGTCAAGGATTCACTCGATCCGATCGAGTTCGTTTGGTCTTTGAGTGGAACTCCGCCGAAGCCGCTTGATCGATATAGGCCAACGGTTCATATCTCTATCGATTCGCTCGTAACACCTCCAGAGATTTTGAAAGCGTTGGAAGATACGCTCTACGGGACGAGTACCAACAACCCACGTCTTCCATCTATTCAAGAAGTCGCTGAATTCTTCGGATATTTGGGCGCCCTTCTTATCGTCGATAATGGTGGTGGTATTTGGTCTGCTATTGATGAGTCGGATACGTATATTACTATGATTGACAGTACTACCTTTCAGATCGACGATGCAGATACTACATATTTGGATGCAGATACATACAAAGTCTCATCCACGAATATCAGCGAATAAGTTTGAGGAGGTGAAATGGCTACAATTACCGGTCTCACAGCGGACAGAATGCTGGCAATCGAAGCGGCTTCGGTTGTCGACGGCGAAGTTGTCGGTAGTAACTTGATTCTTACCAAGCACGATGGAACAACGGTAGATGCCGGTCCTGTGACCGGTCCTGTTGGTCCTGCTGGTCCCCCTGGTCCAGCTACGGTTAGTGCAATCCCCGGCGAGATTAAGCTTTGGCCCAGCGATGTGCTTCCCGATCTCGCACAGTATGGCAAATGGGTATGGGCCAATGGTGCATATTATCCAGTCGCAACTTATCCGAAGGCGGCTGCGAACATTCATTCGAGATGGCGTACTTTCGACGGTCTCAGCGATCCTGGCGCAGCTAACTTTCGAGTACCCGATCTCCGAGGTTTGATAGCAGCAGGCATGGATCAAATGCCCGGTGATAGTGCGAGAGCTAACCGTATGACTCGTTCTGTAGCAATTACGATCGCATCCAAAAGCGGTAAGGAAACACATGTCGTCGTGGTTTCCGAGATGCCTTCACATGCTCACGGTGGAGCAACTGGTGGCGGAACTTCTGGAGCGGCCGATCGTTCGTTGAATAGCTCGACCGATGGGCAAGGTAGCCACGCACATAGTGGTGGTGCCAGCCAACCGTTTGCGTTTAGTAGTGCTCCCACTCAGTATCGTTTTCAAACTGTCGCACCCGGTTCAGGGTCCCTTTATCAAATGATTGCCGGTGTTCAGAATACGGACAATCAAGGCTATCACTCGCATACCGTCTATGGTGTCGACCATTTGCACAGTGTTCCAGCGCTTGGGATTAACGCAGAGGGCGGCAATCAGGGACACGAGAACGTACAGCCGACAGTCTTCGTCCCTTATATTTGCAAACTAGACGGTTAGTCCAATGAGAATCGAACTGGCTGGAAGCTTAGTTCGCCCTGACCCACTAGTTATGAGGTTTGTTTCCAATCAAAGTTTCGACGTTCAGAAATACATCGACCTAGGCTACACCCATTTCGACGTCATTTGTATTGGTGGCGGAGGCGGCATGGGTGGAGGTATCGACACAGCGAACTCAGGCACATTCGTCAGGAATTATGGCGGAGCTGGTGGTGGTGGCGGATACCATCGAGTACGAGGTCTTCTATCCGCCCTACCGACCACGGTTCCAATTGTCGTCGGAGCGGGTGGTGCTCTGGGAGTTGAGAACAACGGTAACAATCCCGCCCTCACTACTGACGGTGGTGATGGGGGATATTCTTCGTTCAACGATCCTACCTGTCGTGCCTCGGGCGGTAAGGGCGGAAAACGAGCTCGTACCAACGATACGACAACGCGTACTCAAGCGGATGGTGGCGACGGAGGAATCGGAAATCGTATCATCGCTGGTGGCGGAGGAGTAGGAGGAACATCTGGAACTCCAACCGCAACTGGTCCTGGTACCGCGGGGACAGCAGGTGCTGATGGTACATTTTTTCAAAATATTGGCCAAGGTGGCGGTGGAGGAGCCGGAGGGGTTGGTAAGTATGGATCCGGTGGAATTACCTGTAATGCGGCTACAGCTGGAGGTCGAGGTGCCTACAATCCAGGAGATACCTCAGTTTATGGTCCAGGAGGTACTCCCTCAAGCGATCCAAGTAGTGGATCACAAAGTGTTGTACCAGGAGGTGCAAGTGGCGCTAAAGCATCTCCCCTGAATGGATTGCCGACTATATTTGGTCAATCTAAAAGCTCTCGAGTTATTGGCGATCCGGGCGTGGTAGTTCTGCGACTCACAGCGGAATAGTCATGATTACTATCACGCAAAAAGGCAACTTCGATACCGTAACGAAATATTTGAATCGTCTGAAGACTCAAGATGTATATTCGATCTTGAACCGATACGGGTCGATAGGTGTAAACGCCCTGTCGAATGCGACGCCGGTAGATTCAGGCGAAACCGCGAGCTCATGGTATTACTCGATTGTGGTACGAAAAGGATATTACTCGATTCGTTGGCATAATCGTCATGTAGAGAGCGGAATACCGATCGCGGTCTTGATTCAGTACGGTCACGCTACTCGAAATGGTGGGTATGTACAGGGTCGAGACTTTATCATGCCCGCAATGCGTCCTATATTTGATCAGATAGCAGCCGAAGCGTGGAGGGAGGTGACCAAGGTCTAATGGCAACAATTGACGACAAAGTCGTCGCTATGAGTTTTGAGTCCAGCCGCTTCGAATCCGGTGTCGACAAGACGCTTAGCTCGCTCGACAAACTTAAAAAGGCTCTTCAATTTCCCGATGCAGGAAAAGGTTTGACGGCTGTCGCAAGCAGTGCCAAGGAAGTAGATCTTGGTCATATTTCTAAGGGCGTCGATTCAATCAGCAGTAAGCTCGGAGCTCTACGACTAACTGCTATTGCCGTGTTCGCGAACATTGCAAGTAAAGCGCTTGCTACTGGTACGCAACTGCTCAAATCCTTGACGCTTGGCCCAGCTATTCAGGGTTTTCACGAGTATGAGACTCAGATCAATGCGGTTCAGACGATCTTGTCCAATACTGCGGCAGCAGGTACCGGCATCAAGGATGTCAACAAAGCTCTAGATCAGTTGAATAAGTATGCCGACATGACGATCTACAATTTCTCCGAGATGACTCGGAACATCGGTACCTTCACGGCCGCTGGTGTAGATCTGAAGACGTCGGTTGCATCGATCAAGGGTATAGCGAACTTGGCTGCAGTGTCAGGATCGAACGCGCAGCAGGCATCGACCGCAATGTATCAGCTTTCGCAGGCGATTTCGGCGGGATCGGTCAAGCTGCAGGACTGGAACTCGGTGGTCAATGCTGGAATGGGCGGCACGGTGTTCCAGCGTGCTCTGGCACAGACGGCCCAACATATGGGCACTTTGAAGAAGGGTGCGGTCGAGCTTCAGGGTCCGATGAAGAACGTTCGCGTCAATGGTGAATCTTTCCGAAACTCGATTGCAGCTCAGCCAGGAAAAGAAGGTTGGTTGAGCTCTAAAGTTCTAACCGAGACGCTCAAACAACTTTCGGGCGACATGACCGATGCCCAATTGAAGACTCAGGGCTATACGGACGCACAGATCAAGGCGATTCAAGCTCAAGCCAAGATGGCTGTGGAAGCCGCGACGAGAGTCAAGACCTTAACGCAGCTTATCAGTACGACCAAGGAACAGTTGGGCTCCGGCTGGGCACAGACCTGGCGAATCGTATTCGGCGATTTCCTGGAAGCTCGGAAGATGTTCACCGATGTTTCCAATACGTTCGGCGACATCATTGGCGCATCTGCCGACGCTCGAAACAAAATGTTAGCCGATTGGAAGAAGCTGGGCGGTCGTACGGTCCTGATCGACTCGATCCGTAACGCCTTTAACGCTCTAGTGATGGTCATCAAGCCGATTCGGCAGGCCTTCCGAGATATTTTCCCTCCGCAGACAGGTAAAGATCTGTTCGAGCTCACCAAGAGGTTCGAAGAATTTACCAAATCGCTTATTCCCAGTGCGCAGACTATGAAGGATTTGAAGCGCACCTTCCGAGGCGTCTTCGCGATTCTAGATATTGGAAAACAGATCATATTTGGATTAATCGGTGTCATTGCCGATCTTTTCGGTGTCGTGGGTGATGGCAGCGGTGAGTTCTTACATATAACTGGCAATATCGGTGATTTTCTGGTCAAAGTCGACGAAGCGTTGAAGAAGGGCGATCGGCTCAATAAGTTCTTTGACGGACTCGGGAAAGTTCTCTCGGCCCCGATCAAAGCTCTGGGCACAATTCTGAGTTTGATCGGCGAAATTTTCTCCGGGGGATTTTCCGGAGATATGGATCAGATGACCAAGGGCATGTCTCCTTTCCAGAAGGCAGTCGAAGCGGTTTCCAAAGTTCTGGAAAAATTTCTCGATCTTCTCGGCCAGATCGGAGAAGTAGTACGACCGTTGGTCGAAGCCTGGGTCGAGACGATCAGTCAAATCGGTCCACTGATCACCCAAGCACTTTCGAACATGAACTTCGAAGCGATTCTCGCAGTTGTTCGGACGGGTCTTCTCGGTGGTATTTTCTTGATGTTCAAGAAGTTCCTCGGTGGCGGTCCGTTCGTCCAGCAATTGACCAAAGGCTTTGCGGGAATCGGTGGAGGAGTTGTCAAGAACATCAGTGGCTCGTTTGCAGCTCTGACGGGATCACTGAATGCTCTCCAACAGAATATCAAGGCGAAGACACTGAAAGAGATCGCCATCGCAGTAGCACTTCTGGCCGCATCGATGGTTGCTTTGTCGTTCGTCAATCCCGAAAGGCTCAATTCGGCTCTGGGAGCAATCACGATCGCATTCGGACAGCTGCTTGCTGCTATGGGGATCTTGGGAAACATCTCCAAGTCTCTGGGCTTCATCAAGATGCCTGTTATAGCAGCAACTTTGATCATGCTGGCCGGAGCTATCGATATTCTCTCGATCGCCGTGATCGCTCTCAGTTTCCTCAGTTGGGAGCAGCTGGCCAAGGGTCTCGGGGCGGTTGGAGTTCTGTTGGTGGGTCTCGTTGCAGTAACCGGACCATTGTCCAAGGGTTCGGCAGGAATGATCAAGGCCGGAATCGGCATTACAGCTATTGCCATTGCGCTGAATCTGTTGGCCCTCGCCGTGCGACAGTTCGGTAGCATGAATTTGGAGCAGTTGGGTAAGGGTCTCGGCTCGGTCGCAGTTGGGCTCGGAATCATCGTCGTCGCGATGAGGAAGATGCCGACACGGGGTCTGATCGTAGCAGGCGCAGGCTTGGTCGCCATGGGAGTCGGTCTCAATCTCATTGCTCTTGCTGTTCGTAATTTCGGCAGCATGAACATGAGAGAGATTGCCCAAGGCATGGGTGCGATAGCGATAGCACTAGATATTATCGCCGTCTCTATGAAAGCGATGCCCAAGGGTCTGATCGTTCAAGCCGCGGGTCTCTTGTTGGTTGCTGCTGCCCTAAACGGAATTGCTCTGGCCGTCAAAATGATGGGCGGAATGTCCATTCGCGAGATCGCAACCGGCATTCTCGGTCTGGCTGGTGCTCTGACAGTCTTGGCTCTTGCTTTGAAGTTCATGAAAACAAATGTCAGAGGCGCAGTTTCTCTAGGAATTGTCGCTGCGAGCGTATATTTGCTGGCTACCGCTCTGGAGAAGCTCGGCGCGATGTCGTGGAAGCAAATCATCAAGAGCTTGCTATCACTGGCAGCAGCATTCGTCGTTATCGGCGTGGCGGGAGAGCTTATCACAACGGCGGTTCCAGGTTTGCTCGGCTTCGGCGCTGCAATGTTCCTGATCGGCGCCGGTCTGGCTCTGGCCGGGGCTGGTATCGCATTGATCGGAACCGGTCTGGCCGCGCTTGTCGTAGCCGCTCCGACCGGCTTTGGAGTTCTGCTGCAAGCCGTCGTCCAATTCCAGCAGGGATTGATCGAGAACATCAAGCTACTCGTTCTCGGGTTGGTAGAGATCGTAAACGCGATCGCCGATGCCGCTCCGAAATTCGTAGACGCTTTCGTCAAGATTCTCAAATCTCTTCTCGAAGCCGTCATCAAAGCATCTCCAATGATGGTCGAGGCAATTACTGCGCTGGTCGACGTTCTGGTCAAAGTTCTCGATGAAAATCAGGACAAGATCATCCAAGCCGGTGTCGATCTTCTCTTAGCTCTGCTCAACGGCATCAAAAAGAACATCAGAGCCGTCGTCAACTCGGCAATCGGGATTATCGTCAATTTCTTGAAGGGTATCGCCTCCAACATCACCAAGATCGCTGCTGCAGGTGCAGGCATCTTGATCGCGCTCATGAAGGGTGTCGCAAGAGTATATTCCTCGATAGCCACGACGGTAATCCAGATCATCGCGAAATTCCTCGGCGCCATTGCCAACAATCTTCCCAAGATCGTCACAGCTGGTGCGAGCATTATCACCAAGTTGTTGAACGCCATCGCGAATGCTCTTCCGAAAGTGGTCACAGCGGGTACGAACATCATCGTCAAGTTCATTCAAGGTATTGGGAATGCCGGACCGAGAATCATCACGGCAGCAACCAATATGATCATCAAGTTCATCAACTCGCTGCAGCAGAACGCCAACAAACTGGCCGATGCCGGGGGCAGGGCAATCGTTGCGTTCTTGAATGGCATTGCCGATACCATCGATAAGCGTGCGCCTCAGATAAGACGCGCTGGTGTTCGAATCGGCGTTGCTATCGTCAACGGCATGATTGGTGGCATAACCTCTGCTGCCCCAGATCTTACACGGAAAATCACCGATCTTATGAAAGCCCTACCGAAGGCGGCCAAAAAGTGGCTTCATATAAGCTCCCCATCCGCGATATTTCATGACATCGGACAAAACGTTGTTCTGGGTCTCGCCAATGGAATGTCGGATCATACTAAAGCAGTTGATGCAGCTACGACGATGAGCAATGGCGTTATTACGACGGTCAAGAAGACCTTCCAGATCACTTCGCCCTCCAGAGTCATGCAAGGTATCGGTCGCGATGTTACCGGAGGATTTGCGGATGGCTTGAGACGAGGTACTTCAGAAGACGTCAAGGGCGCTATCGATGATCTGCAGACCACTCTACTCGATGCGATCCAAGACGCTCGAGATACTCTTGCTGAAGCTCGAAAAACTCGTGCCGAAGAGTTGGCCAAGAAGCCGAAAGACCGAGACAAAGCTGCAATCAAGGAAGCTCAACAAGAGATTGCAACTCAAACGGATCTCATAAAAAGACTGAGCGCCGGTCGTACGGAGTTGATCAGAGGTCTTGGTGAAGAGAAGAAGAGCTTGATCGCCGCTACAGCCGAACACGCCAGGCTTACCGAGAAGCTGGACGAAGAGCAGAGTAAGCTGGACGATCTCATCCAGACTCGAAAGGACTATAGAGAAAGTATCCAAGAGCAGTACAGCGACTTGCCTGACGTTACCCCAGAAGACGAAGAAGGCAAGCCGGTGGCCAACGCGCTAGCCGTATTTACGCAAAATCTTGCGACTCAAGTCGAAAACGTCGCAAAATATGCACAAACGCTGCAGCGGCTAAGAGGAATGGGTCTGGACGACGAGACGTACAAGAAGCTGCTGGCTGAGGGTCCTTCGGCACAAGCGTTTGCTTCTCAGTTGGAAGCAGCCGGGCCCGCAGCAGTCAAACAGATCGGTCTACTGAGTGGTCAGCTCGAGACTCAGGCCAAGCTACTCGGCGACAAGGCTGCGTCTAATCTCTACGACGCCGGTGTCAAGGCTAAGCAGGGACTTGTGAAGGGATTGACGGAGGACGTAGAGGGTGCTCAGAAGAAGATGGAGGAGTTTGTACAGAAAATCGTCAATGCCGTGAAGAGAAAGCTGAAGATCAAGTCTCCATCGCAGGTATTCGCCGATATCGGCAAGCTGACGATGGAGGGCATGGCCAAGGGCGTCGCCAATTCGTCGAAGGTGGTGACCGACTCCATCAACCAGGTCGCTCTGGACGCAGTCACCTCGATGCAGAAGACGATGCAGGATATTGCCGATGTAGATCCGGTGATCACGCCTATTCTCGATCTGACACAGGTTGAGAGTGAAGCTCAGAAGTTGGCATCGTTGACGAATACGGTTCCTATTTCCGCAGCGGTTTCGTACGGACAGGCTTCGGCTATATCTGCTGCACAAATGCAACAAGCTCAGGTCGACGCTGTTGCAGCTGCCGGAGGAACGACGGTCAGATTCGAGCAGAATAACTACTCGCCTGAATCTCTGACCGAGGTCGAGATCTACCGACAGACGAAGAATCAGCTATCACAGCTCAAGTCCGCACTTGCTCTTACGTAAAGGAGGTTGAATTGCTGACAGAAGTAAAAGCGTACAGCTCGTGGCAATCAGCCCCTACGCTTCTTTTGGACGACACCGGCAGGGTTGAGACGGATTTGATTCAGGTTCGAAACATCACCGGCTTGGATCCGGTCAAGGCGTCTGTCAATACCACACCGTTTGGATCGATCGATGGCTCGGGTTACACGGGGAGCAGCGTATTGAGCAGAAACATCGTTCTTACGCTGCACCCGAACCCTGATTGGCACAACTATACATACGAAAGTCTGCGTAGGCTTCTGTACGCATATTTCATGCCGAAGAGACCGGTACGGCTGGTGTTTTACAGCGACGACATTAATCCCGTGCAAATCGAGGGGATTGTCGAGAGTGCCGAGGTCAATCCGTTCACCAACGACCCCGAATTCGTCGTCTCGATCGTCTGTCCGGATCCATATTTCACCGCGCTCGACCCGATCGTCCTTACCGGTCAAGCCGTACGTCCGGGCGGTGCTGTGACTACCATCGATTACACCGGAAACATCGACGCAGGCATATACGTCAAAGCCACACGTAACGCAGATCCGGCTCCGGCTTCGATCGGGATCCAGATCGGAGATCCGTCGATCTCGCACTTCAACGTTATTTCCGACGTCACGGGAACCAACAAGTACTTCGAGATGGGCTCGATCCGAATGCAGAAGTTCGTCCAGAGCATCGACATGACCAGCGGCGTGATCACCAATCTCTTGCCCAAAGTACAGGAAGGCTCTTCCTGGCCGTTGCTCCAACCCGGTGAGAACGATTTTTCAGTTATTACTGACAAAGGAGGTCAAGATTGGGAGCTTACATATTATGAACGATTTGGCGGTCTGTGATGGAACTGTTCACTCTGAACCGCAAATTTCTCAGGCAAGACGTGATCGACGGCTTCATATCTGCTATCTGGACGGAACGATATTACGGCGACAGTGAGGTAGAGCTGGTCGTACCGGCAACCCCGGAGATGATCCAAAAATTCCCTCCGGGCACATTTCTCGGCTTGGTCGGTTCGAACGAGGTGATGATTCTCGAGACGATCAATATCGAGAAGGAGGCCTTGAAAGTCACCGGAATCTCGCTTTTGTCTTGGATGAACAATCGATTCATCCGTACATCGGCCGATCACGCAGATCAGTATTGGACGCTTTCCGGCGGACCTCCAGGTTGGGCGTTATGGGCGATTATCTACAACATGTGCGTCACGGGCAGTCCATATTTGACCGGAGCCAACCCGATCGGTATCTCCAATCCACAAAATTTAGCGATTCCCGGGCTTGGTCTCAAAGCGTACGATACGGCTGGCGCCAACATCACTGTCGGCGTACCTTTCGGACCGGTTTACGACGCCATGCGAGAGATCGCTACCACTTACGAAGTCGGGATGCAGATCACGCTCGAATCGGCCACGGATACCGCATATTCTCTGGGATTTCGAAGCTACAGAGGACTGGATCGAACAAGTCGTCAAACCACCTATCCAATCGTACGGTTTTCTCCGCAGATGGATTCTTTGACCGACATCAAAGAGCTTCAGTCGATCGCTGCACTCAAGACTTTGGTGTATGCGTTTATTCCGACAAGCGATGCAGAACTAAAGCCTCTGATAACGACCCCCGGCCAGGCCAGCTTGTCTGGATCGCAGTACACCGGGTTTGATTTGCGCGCCAACATGATATTTGCGAATGATGTCACAACCGACATGGTCAGCGGAAGCTCAGCGACTCTTCTCAATATCTTGAACGAGAGAGCCAAAGACGATCTCAACAATCATCACTTTGTAAGGGCGGTGGACGGAGAGATTGTTCCTCTGAACCAGTTCAAATACGGAGTCCATTACAATCTCGGCGATATCATCGAAGTGCAAGGGAAAAGCGGAGCTGTTTCGACCTCTCGAGTCACCGAGTATATTCGTTCACAAGACGAAGCCGGAGAGAGAGCATATCCTACCGTAGCGATGTTGGGCTGAGCGATGGCGATCATAATATACGTCGTTATCTTCTATTTCGGCCTGATGGCGGGATTTATCTTGAGAGGGTATGTATCGTCGAGATTCCGGGATTACACCGGTACGATCATCGTGACCAAAAAAGAGGAAAAGACGGTATATTCGCTCATACTGGACGATTATCCGGACAAAATCGCGTTCAAAAAGCAAGTGGTCTTTCGAGTAGAGCCTTCTGAGATAGAGACTCCCAATCGCAAGTGAAACTTGGCCTATAATGAGACTCTATCAAAAGGAGGTCTATGTTCTCACGATCGCCAAGCATTATCGACCTCGAGCTCGAACGTGCTGTTCGTGAACTGAAGAACCATCCGATTGGTTCCGAGGAGTACAACAAGACGTTGGAAGTGATCATCAAGCTGCATAGGATGAAGAGTGAAGAAACATCTGATCCTATGAGTAAAGACACGGTCGCTCTCATCGCTGCCAATCTCCTGGGGATCGTCATGGTCATCAGGCACGAGCACGTCAACGTAATCGTGTCGAGAGCGATGGGCATGGTCATGCGTCCGAGATAAAGGACGTTCTAGAGAGAGAATCAGATATGAGGGGCCGCTAACCACGCGGCCTTTCATATTTTTCGCAATTCAAACATGGACTCATTTTTTTTCGCAGAAATAACACGTCGTATAACGAAACCTACCAAAGGAGTTAGATGTTCAATTTGTTCAACAAGGACAAGAAGCGTTACGCAAAAGCGAATCGCGTGAAGCCGAACGACAAGATCAGAGTTCAGAATATCGTCGCCGTTATCCATAACATTTGGATCGGCGAGGAGATTACGTTCGAACTCTGGTACCACTCGTACAACGGCGGACGGGGTTCGTACATGGGTACGCTTACCGTCCCAAAGAACACAAAACTAGAACTCTACGAGAACTAGGTAAGTTCGAAAGGAGAGTCTACACAGACTTTCCTTTTTTGCCTGCTAAATCGCAGAAATTACATGTTTTATAATGAAACCATCCCTCTAACAGGAGATTCAAATGTTCGAGCTTTACCGCAAATCTCAACAGGTCCAGTACAACTGGATCCGGAACCACCCCGTTCAGTACGTTGCTCTCAACGCAGCTCTGATCGTGGCTGCTTACGGATACATGAAGTACATGGATCGTCGAGACCAGCGTGAGTACGAAACAGAGACCGCCGAGTTGGAAGCCTAGTTTCAAAGAGGAGAGTCTACAAGGACTTTCCTTTTTTCAATTCCCAAAAAACCCCGGGGGGATATTTCGCATCAAGGCGCAGATATTACCTCGCCTATAATGAAATCTATCTAAGGAGCGACATGATTGTAAAGACCGTTCCTCACGAAGAAAATCCGGAGAAGACCTGGCTCGTATATTTCAAGCACAAGGGCGCTTCGGCCAACATTGCTATACCGCTAGACGATCGCTCGCACGCACATCTGTATGACATGCGTTCGACGAATCGACGTAAGGGCGAAGGAACAGAACTCCTACGAGAAATCGACGAGTACTGCCACAAGCACGAACTTACGTTGCTTATCAGAGCAAAGATATTTGATGTTGATGTCGGCGACGACGCGATACAAAGCAATGAAGAGCTGAGAGCCTGGTACGAGAAAAACGGAGCCGTCTTCATCATGGATGATCGTCGTGAAGGTCCACTACTAGCGTTCGGATATTTAGATTGAGAAAGAGAGAGCCTGAAACATGGGCTCTCCTTTTTCGTCGTAGATATTCCTTCCCCTATTATGAGAATCTAATCCACCATATCGAAAGGAGGAAAATGTCTATTCATCAAGACAAGATACAATCCGACAAGATCGAGACCGTCCTGAGAGAAGTAATCGCGGAAGGCGAAGATTTTGAGCCAGGCGATATTCTCTTGGACTGGGTAGTTGTCTGCTATGCAGAGAACCCGGACCGAGAGAAAGGCAGCTCATATCCGACGTTCTACGCGAACGGACTCATGCCGACGTATCGAGCAAGAGGATTGCTCAAGACTGGATTGATGGAGATATCCCTCGACGACATCGTGGAAGACGACTGATCAAAAGGAGGGCCCAGAACATGGGCTCTCTTTTTTCGCATGAAAAACACGGTGTATAATGAGATCTGTCTAAAGGAGAATAATGGAAAACCCTTTACCATCGTGGGAAATACTGTTTCATACGCTCGGAGAGAATCTCGAGGATGCGGGCAAATTCTTGAAAGAAAACGGCGTTGAGCTGGAGATCAAGCATTTGCAAGATACTCGAGACGGTCTTCTAGCTACAGCAGATGCCCTCGATCAGAGGATCAAATATCTGAAGGCAGAGCAATAGACTAAGGCCCCTACAGGGGCTTTAGTTTTTCGCAGAAATTACCGGTCCTATAATGAAACCACAAACAGGAGTTTGATATGACTTTAATTGATGCTGCTCTTGCATACACGTCGCCGTTTTACGGAGCGGCAATGGTGGTTCGGTACAACCGAGTCCGTCGCGAAAGGAATATCCTCAAGGATTCCCACAAGCAGGACATCGCTTGGCTGAACACCATGGCCAATCACGTATACAACAAGGACATGGAGCTCGACCAGTTCGGCAAGATCGTATTGAACCGCTTTGCGGATCAACACCTACAGGGAAGGCGCTAACCATGCGCTTTCCTTTTTCGCAGATATTACCGAGCCTATAATGAAACCACAACGAAAGGATTGGAAATGAGTATCAAAGATTCAACGGCCAAGATGAAAGCCGTCATCGAAGAGAATCGGAAGAACATTTCCACTACGACTAAAGAAGAGCGTGACCTCGCTTTTTGGGAAGCCGCAGTGGAGTGTTTCAACGAGGATATCGCTGGCGACGTCACCTTGGTCGATGGACGCGTTATCAACATTCCAAAAATTGAGTTGTAATCAAGAAGGAGAGTCTACAAGGACTTTCCTTTTTCGCAGATATTACATGTCTTATAATGAAACCAATCCTACCAAAAGGAGACCACTATGAGTGCAATCGAGGACATCGATAAGCGCATCTATGAGGCAATCGACAATCTTGTGCACGAGCACGGACGTGTAAATACGTCGCCCGAGCGCAAGGCTGAGATCGCCAACGAGATCGCCATCATCCGAGTCTCGATGACTCCGCAGTGTAACTGCAAGGAGGACTGATTCGAAGAGGAGAGTCCACACGGACTTTCCTTTTTTTCGTAGATATTACCTTCCCTATAGTGAAACCTACAAAGGAGTATCATGTCCAAAATTGGAAAAGCTGCTAAAGGAGCCGGTATAGGCGTTCTCAAAGCATCCATTTGGTTGAGCGACTCTATTGATAAAAGTCGGATCGACGATATCGACGAAGAAATCAAAGAGTTGCAAGAAAAAATCAAGGAGTTGCAGAAGGAGCGCGAGGGGCTCGTCAGCGGCCTGATCAAGGACTGATCCCTACCAGGATCGAAAAGGAGAGTCTACACTGGCTCTCTTTTTTGCCTGCAAATCGCAGAAAATACATGTTTCATAATGAAACCTACTAAAGGAGAAAAATGCTTAAGTTGTTTCGCAGAAAGAAGCTCACCCAGCACGTTGCCCGTGTGGAGGATCTTCAGATCGGCGATCTGATCCAGATCGATCTCGAGAGTCGAGCGACCATTCGTAATATCTACGAATGGAAGAACGACCTCTTCGAGCTCAAGCTGGCGATCGAAGCCAATCATGATCATCCCATACGGCATCGGGCCATCGGGCTTCACCGCGATCAGCAAGTGTTCGTCTGGAAGTAGTTCCAGAAAGGAGAGTCTACAAGGACTTTCCTTTTTTGCCTGCAAAATCGCAGAAAATACATGTTTCATAGTGAGAGATAAAACACAACAGAAAGGAACAAAATGCTTCGCATTATCAAGCATCCGATCACGGCTCTCCGCGTCATTCGTGTCATCGCGAAGGAGATCACGCCCGAACAACGGGACGAGTTCGACTCCGCAAAGACGAAGGAGCGGAAGGCCAAGATCGCGACGCAGATCGTCGGAGATATTTTCCCCGAGATTGCGTACATCTCGACGAAGGAAGGCGCCTAACAAGCGCTTTCCTTTTTTGTCGCAGATATTACCTCGCCTATTATGAAACCTCAACCAAGGAGCGATTATGCGCAAGATGCTTTCGTTCGTTCGTCGACAGGTGACGGTGAGACGTCTGGTCTTCCTCGCGGCAGTCCTGTACTTGCTCACGGCCGACGCCGTTCGACGACGGATGCGAACAGCAACAATGTGAATAATTCCCGAGGCTCGACGGCTTCGAAAAGGAGAGTCTACATAGGCTCTCTTTTTTTGCTGGAAATCGCAGAAAATACACGTCTTATAATGAAACCACTACAAGGAGGCAATATGCCACCGTATGCTGTTCTAGCCAAGGGCGGATTCGTCTTCGGAGCCGCAACGACGGCCGGTAGTGTCGCTGCAAGCGCCACTGTCGACGCCGTTCGGTTCACCGGAGGCAAGGTCCGTTCTCTGTGGAACAAGCGGAAGGCTGACAAGCCCACCGAGGAGTAGTTCCAGAAAGGAGAGTCTACACAGGCTTTCCTTTTTTGTCGATCGCAGGAAAAACTTAGCCTTTTATAGAAAGAGACAGGAAGTAACTCACCGGCTGTAAAAGCGTGAGCCGTCTCTTTATATTTTTTCTCTCTATGCGAAAGGATTACATGCCACCATCCGACTTGAATATTCGTCGAAGAAATTTGTCACTTCGCGTAAACCTCATCGGAAAAAAGCTCAGATCGGGTCGAGCCTTCACCGAGCAGGATGTCGATGATGTTGACGAGAAGATGAATGAGCTCCTTGACGAATGGAATGAGGTAAAAGGAGATATTCTGAACGTACTTCGAAAGGAGAAGCTGTGATCAACCGAGATCAATGGTCCGAGATCTACGACATGGCCCGACACAACGGTCTTTCTCCGCTCGACTTCATCACGCAAGCCATGCATCGTTCCGGTCTCTCGTTGATTCGGAACATCAAGGACGAAGAGGAAATCTACAACTCGTGCAGGCAGTTCAGCATCAGCCGAACGCAATATCCCTCTATAAGTATCGGGGAGCCCTCATGAGTTACTAAGTTTGGAGGACAAATGGCCCTTATTCAAATTCGTTGTCCACATTGTGAGGAAGAGATCACAATACGTGCGACTTTTTCAACAAAAGAATATCCCAAAGGCCCAAAGCCAAACGATCCCGGGATCGAAGTCGACAATCTCATCATCGAAATGGTCAGAGAAGGCACAACCTATGGGAAGATGGCCAAAGTTCTCATGAGCCGTGGGATTCTAACTCCCGGAGGTAAAAAGACGTGGTATCCATCCACTGTTTTTCGAGGTTATAAACAGGCTTTGAAAAGGAGAGAGGCGAGAGGAGAGAAATGATCGACTGGGGGAATCACTTACTAGGTAAAGAAGTGATAATCCACACCTTGGGTCACGGAGCATTCGAGGGGAAGTTCGAAGGCATGCAGCCGTTGGGCCCGTTTTCAAGTCCTTTCATCGTACTCAAGCTAGAGGGTGATGACGAGAAAATCGAGGGTAAGTACGTCCTTATCCCTGAACAAACTGTGGAAAGGATCTATATTGTTTCGGAACCGGGCGTTTCAGGTGAAAATGGTGAAGGATCCGGAGCCAAATAAGGAAGAGGTGCCCAAGAGCGAGCCGGTCGATTACAGCGGGGTTGTCGATGCTCTGGGCAGGAACGTCGTCGGAATCATGATCGTATATTTTGGAGGAGACACACTTCGACAAGTAATCATCCACGTGGCAAAAGAGAAGATATGAAGAAGCATCCCGACAAAATCGAACAAGCTCTACTCGCCGTGTTCAGTATCGGTTACATCGGCGGATTTCTTTCCGGCTTACTGGTTTGGTGGCTAAATGGCTGAGATATCGAAAACGCGTCAAGGGCTGGATCTGCTGTTGGCAGCGTACCCGGCGGCAGTGCCATACAAGATGCAAAATACCGGTCCATGGCTATGCGTGGACTTCATGGGTGGGAAACGTTTTGCTATCTGGACCGAAACCGGCAACGTGTACCACGTTCGAGGCATTTTTCTGGGGGGAGAGGTCGAGGACGACCCGTTTCTCGTTGTAACGCCGATTTAAGAAAGGGAGTCATGAGAACGTCTAAGGAGAGGGAGGATGTCTGAAGAAAGTTTACCCTATCGAGGACGACGGTTCGGACGATTGATCTTGACCTGGTGCCGACAAGGTGAAGGTGCGCCCATGATCGATAACGCATGGACGAATGATCGAGAAGGGAACAAATACGCGTCAAAGGCAATCTTACTCACTCCCTGGCGAAAGAATCGATTCGGGGAACATCGAAGACAACCGGCATTTGTGGTTGGTTGGAGGACATAATCATGAGAACGCAAGCGGAACGCCGCCGAGATATCCGCGACAAGATCTCAGAATGGACGCACGGACCCGACTGGAAGACCTGGATCGCCCATACGGTCTTCGCGGTCATCATCGCCCTAGTCGTCGGATTGATCGCATATTCAGTCGGACATGGCGCCGAGTTCTACGGCATTGCAGTCGCGATTGGATATTACCTGATTCGAGAGATCGAGCAGACGATCTACGCCTTCGTCGACAAGAAGCCAATCCATTGGTTCGACAACATCATGGATGTGGCCGTCCCAAGCGCATTTTTGCTGGTAATTGCGGGGATATTCTACCTATTTTCCCTGCTATAAGCCCTATCTGTTTTCTCTATCGCCAACAAAACATAGCCTATTATGAGAAGTTGTTGTCACATATTGTTACCATATCGAAAGGAGTAAGAAGTATGAAATTCGGTAGAGAAAACATCAAAGTGATATACGGCAAGACCAAAACACATGTAAAACGAAATCAGGGCATCTACACCGGTATCGCTATTACCGGAGCCTTCGTCGTCGGATGTGTTGTGACGAAACGATACGTTACGTTCAACACACCTGCTGCGCCCACTGTCGTCTTTACTGGTCCACCCAGCAATCTCAGAGAAGTTTCGGTTCCCAAAGATTTCAGACGTGGGAATCCCGTCATAGTCGTGGATGATGGTAGTTACGTGGGTGGATATTTTGGCAGAAAAAAGCCGAGCGATAACGTGGGATATTTCAATCAACAACAAGCAGCTCGAGCTCATGGCATCTCAGACACCGATTTATCAGCTCATCTGTACGGAAAACTTCCGGATGCCAAGGGGAAGATCTTTCGTCGTCCTAAGGGAGACTTCAGAATCTTCGAGGAGATATAGACGAATCGCAGAAATTCCCTACCCTTTAATGAAGAGCGTCATCCGTCCGATAGGGGGTTGTGAGGGCCCCGCTCTTCACTTTTTTTCATTTTCGCAGAAATTACCTACCCTATTATGAGAGAGTCATCGAGCCTTAACGATATCGCGATGAGGGTCATCGGCACGCCCTCAGGCTCTCTCTTTTTTTCTTTTCTCAGAAAGGGCTGTATGGATCACGGCTATATTTCAATGACCATTCCACGCATGGGCAAGATCAACCAGTTCCTGTTCCATTGGCGTAAAGGGCGAAGATTTGGTTATCCCATCTGCTGCATCGTTCGTTTCTCACTCGAGTCTGCGATGCAAGACGGGAAGACGTTCTACTTCAAGGACGGCTATCAGACCAGTGTCATGCGTCGCGGCTTCGTTCGGATCGACGATGAGAAGGGTTTCGTTCCCTGCGGGATATTCCATCAGAAGACCCACGATTTCGAGGATGAGTGATATGAGCGAACTACACAAATGGTGCCGCGAGCTTCGTGAACAGGGAGTGTATATTTGGGTTCGACATACACGTACTCCCGATCTCTGGTACGTCTGGTATGGACATCGTTGTGTGGGCTATCGTCTCCGTGACGAAGAAGAAGCGACCAACGTGGTTCGAGCCGTTGAGGCGATGCGACTTTTCCCCCAAGAAGACGCAACGACGGTGAAGGCCGCCTAATCGCAGAGAATACATGCCCTCTTATGAGAGAGTTGTCCAGCCTTAAGGACATTGCAATGAAGGACATCGGCACCCTTCAGGCTCTCTCTTTTTTTTCTCTCCAAAAGGAGGTCGCTATGGACGAACCGGATACGGTCGAGACGGAAGAAGTGGAAGTCGAAGACGAGGCTGTATATCCGGCATGTGATCCAAACGATCCGGACTGTCGGCAAGGAGAGGAGTAATCGCAGCGATAACTTGGCCTTTAGTGAGGTGAAGCTCCCGTCTTGGGAGCTATCCGCCCCTGGCAGATGATCGGGGGCGGCGCCCTTATCGTTTTATTTTTTAGGAGGTGGTATGTACGTAATTATCGTTCAGCAGAACCGGTACGGTTTCTTCAGGTTTCTGGGTGACTGTCTAATGACCATAATCACCTTCGGATTTTGGTTGATCTGGATCTTCATCCGGGAAATGCGAAAGCCCGTCAAAGTGAGAGGTCTATAGATGATTCTTGGGTTGGCTCAAAAAGCTCAGCAAGCAAAGTTCCTCCTGAATGAGAATTCTCCTACCATTTTGTCGAGTATCGCGGTGGTCGGAACCGTTGCAACCGCGGTCTTGACAGGACGAGCCACATTCAGAGCTGCAGACATGATCGCCGAAGAAGAGCGAAAGATGGCGGCGAAGAAGGCGGAAGAAGTTGCAAAGCAATGGGCGACTTCGGACGAAAAACTGACCGAAGATGATGTCAAGGCTCCATTCGACGAGAAGCTGACAAGGACCAGGAAGGCCAAGCTGGTTTGGAAGGCGTATATTCCACCGGCGACCACTTGTGCCGTCACGATCACCTGCATCGTCATGGCGCACAGGATCACATCGTCGAAGATCGCCGCCCTTACGGTCGCTTCGGCAATCTCGGAGAGATCTCTGCAGGAGTACAAGCGGAAGGTGTTCGACAGGATCGGTGAACGGGAAGAGCAGAAGGTCAGAGACGATATCGCTCAGGAGAGAGTGACCAAGCATCCTCCGAACAATCGAGAAGTCATCATCGCCGGAGCCGGTGAAGTTCTCTGCTTCGATCTGCACAGTGGGCGATATTTCCAGAGCACGGTCGAGGAGATCAAACGAGCCGAGAACAAGGTCAATCACGAGTTGCTCAACTTCATGCATGTCAGCTTGAGCGAGTTCTATGACGAGCTCGGCTTGCCTCCGACGTCATATTCGGATCATGTCGGCTGGAATGCGAACGATCGAGTCGAGGTCAAGATCTCCGCAACGATGACTCCGGATCAGAGACCGTGCATGGCAATCGACTTCGCCCATCATCCATATTCGAATTATCACTCGAAATTTCTGGCCGATTGAAGGGGCTTGCACAACGAGTGCCGTCGCCGAGGTCAAGTACGAAATTGAGGCGGCGATAAATCTCCTTCAAGAACTCGGAATGGAGCCGATCGAGGTCTACGAGTACATCGACGGCATCAGAGAAGTGATATCGATCAAGCTGCAAGATCCAAGAGGAGAATTACCATAGATCTCTCGAGGAGAAGGGAGTAATAAGTAAAAGTGCTCAAGAAGACGATCACTTATGAGGATTTCAACGGCGAGACGGTGAGCGAGGATTTCTTCTTTCACCTGTCCAAGGCTGAGCTGGTTGAACTCGAGATGAGTCATAAGGATGGTCTGTCAGAGGCGTTACAACGAATCGTCGATGCTGAAGACAATCAGAGCATAATCAAAGAATTCAAGAACATAATCTTGACCTCGTACGGTAAGCGATCCCCCGACGGTAAGAGGTTCATCAAGAGCCAAGAGTTGAGGGACGAGTTTGTTTCGACCGAGGCTTATTCATCGCTGTTCATGGAGCTCGTTACAAACACTGATTCGGCAATCGAGTTCGTCAACGGGATTATTCCCGCCGGAATGGCAGACGAAGCGGCAAGGGTCGTGGAAGGCGAGAGAGGTGAGAGCAAACCCGATCTTACGGCAATTCCCGGAACGTCGAAACCGACAGTCATAACCAAGAAGGAAATCGAGGAGATGTCTCCGGAGGAGGCTCAGAAAATTGGTCCGCGTTTGGCAGCTGGGGAGATAGAGGTTGTCAGTTAAGCTTCGCAGCGTAAACATGCCCTATAATGAAACTAATCTAGATAGGAGATGTCAATGTCTAGTTCACTTTCTCTTGCCAAGTTCGCCGTCCAGATTGTGGGCGGCCTTGGTGTAACGAAAGTGGTCAACGATGTGATCGCGAACAATACCAATGTTGTGACGAACTTCGATGCAGTTCGAGCCACAGCAGGAAGTCTAGTGTTCGGATCGATCGCTCTCGACCACGCTTCAAAGCACATCGAGGAGCGCTTCAACCAGGCGGTAGCTTGGTACGAGAAGAAAAAGGAAGAAGACAACGACGAATCCAAAACGGATTAGTTACAAAGGGAGGGCCCACATGGGCTCTCCTTTTTTTCCGGTCTCCTATTTCAAGGGATAAATGGAGAATCCTGACTTTCCACCTAACAGTCAAGCAAGTAAAAGGGGCGCTAAACCCATAGATGAAAAGGATATTCGGAGAGTCACTACGGGTGAGACCGTCCGAAAGAAGAAATCTCTCCGAAAGAGATTCACGGATTCGTTTGTCGCAGGAGATCTCAAGACAGCCATGACTTATGCTGTGCTGGACGTGTTGCTTCCAGAAGCAAAGGACATGGTTATCGAGACGGTGCATTCTGGTCTTGAACGACTGCTTCTTGGAGAATCTCGCCGATATCGAGGAACAACCCCGCCGCAGTCTGGTAGGTACGGTTACGTCAACTACAGTGGGTTTTCGGCTGCTCAGCGACCGAGTTCATTTACTTCGTCCCAAAGAGCAATGAGCCGTCAAGCACGTGCCCGACACGACTTCGACGAGATTCTGTTGTCATCAAGAGTCGAAGCAGAAGAAGTCATCGACCAACTATACAACGTGGTGGAGAAATATGATGAAGCGACAGTTGCCGATCTCATGGATCTTGTTGGCCTCGCCTCTAATCACACCGACCATAAGTGGGGTTGGACGAACATTGGGGGCGCGGGGGTCACGAGAACTCGTGATGGCTATCTACTGGATCTCCCAGAACCGGAACCTCTTTCCTAGGATTGTAATAGAAAGAGGTAATCGAGAGAAACAACCTCTTATGCTGGTAACACCAGAAGGGGAACCGAGTGACGACGACAAAGACGAGGACAATCCAGATTAAAGAATTCGCTGGGCGTGTAGAACGTCTGTGCGATTTCTTTATTGGAAAGGTGGCCGAAGAAACAGGAAAAAACGAATCCGAAGATCTAAAAGTACTCGAAGACTTGAAGGAAGACGCGGCGGATATTCAATTCGGTCGCATCCAATTGACGGATGTACAACCAGGAACAAAGGCAATGGAAGGTCTCAGTGATTATATGAGAGGCCTCGCCGTAGCTTCCGAAGAGGAAAATTAGAAGGAGTTACAAATGAGTCTCGTTCCACAGGTGATCGGACAGAAGATCGCCCATCATGCTTTACTCGCACAGAAGGCCTCACCACAGGTCCTTTTCGTTGCGGGTATCGTGGGCGTGGTAGGAAGCGCTGTTCTAGCTAGCCGAGCCACTCTGAAGGCCGATGAGGTCGTAAAGGAAGCAAAAGTCAAGCGTGAACTGTTTGACGTGATGGTGAACGACGACGAAAAATACGAGGGATACAGGGAAGACGACCTTAATCACGACGTCAAGGTTCTTTATTGGCAAACCGGTTACAAGATCGCTAAGCTATACGCTCCGGCCGTTATCGTAGGTGGACTTTCGATCGCCGCTTTGACGAGCTCTCATAATATTCTGACCTCGCGCAATGCTGCTCTGACTGCAGCCTATACGGCTCTCGATCGGGGGTTCAGGAGTTACCGTGCCGCGGTGGTGGAGAAGTACGGCGAAGAGCAAGATCGAGATTTCCGATATGGCGTCGAGGAAGTGGAAATCGTCAATCCAGAAACGAACCGAAAGAAGAAAGTCAAGCAAGTAAATCTCGAGCCATCGGTGTATGCACGTTTCTTCGACGAAACATGTCGTAATTGGGACCGAAATCCAGACTACAACAGAGCATTTCTCATGGGTCAACAAAACTGGGCGAACGATCGACTCAGTGCCTATGGCCACGTGTTCTTGAACGAAGTCTACGACCTGCTCGGGATGGAGAGATCTCAGGCCGGTCAAGTGGTCGGTTGGATCAGGTCGGACGACGGATCGACCGACAATTACATCAGCTTCGATATTTGGAATGGGTCGGAGCAGGCTAACGATTTCGTCAATCTGAAAGAAGGGTCCATTCTGCTCGACTTCAATGTCGATGGAGTAATCTGGGATAAGCTCGACACAATAGATAAGGGGAAATTGACATGGAATCGACGACGGCGAACGTAGTCGGGCAGGTGGCCAATCATATTGAGGATGTGGCCAACGCAACCCGAGAGATGGGACAGATCTCTCACGGAGCGGCAGTCGGGTGGTTTCTCACTGGTACCGCTTTCGGTTTCGGATTCGGTTTCTGGCGGGGATATCGCTACCAGCGAGAGAAGCTTCGGGCTGAGGCCTACGCCGAGGCCGAGAAGGACATCGAGAAGATCCGTGAAGCCTACAACCAGAAGGTAGCCGCGGCCAAGGCGCAGGACAAGCCGTCAGTCGAAGATATCGTCGAAGAGAAGGGATATTCGACTGCCGAAGCCGGACGACCTCTGAGGCCGCCGGTGCCCGTCACAGAACCTACGGTATATACGGATCGTACCGACAACACGACAAGATCGACCGGTCAATTTCCTAGGCCTCGACCGAAAGACAAAAACGACAATTGGGATTTCCCCAGAGAGCTCGCAGGACGGAGTAGGGAAGCTCCATATGTCATCCATCAAGACGAGTTCAGCGAGAACGCGACCGATTACAGACAAGTGGTACTCACTTTCTACGGCATCGACGGAGTACTGGCCGACGAAGACGATAGACGCATCGAGAATCCCGATGATATTGTCGGTTTAGTCAACTTGACGAAGTTCGGACACGGTACGGACGATATCGACGTCGTGTTCATTCGTAACGACAAACTCGAGATCGAAGCCGAAATCGGACGTGTCAATCGGAGTTACGAAGAAGAAGTAATGGGGCTGGATAGTTCTGGATCATAAGTTATCAGAACGGGGATTTGGTAGAAATGATTGCATCAAACGTAGCAAATGAGCCGCGGCGACTCGATCAGGAATATTTCGAGTGGCTGGTCTCACAGATCGAACCTCCCCCCGGCACCCCGAACACCTATCTTGAACTATTCGAAAGAATGCACAACAACGAATTCATTTGGATGGTTCCCAACGACGATAATCGTGTGCAGGATGGACTGGATCTGCGCGTCGAATTTCGAAACAGGTTACCTCGTAAACAGAGACGAAAGCGACTGATTGTCGAGGAGGTGTTCGGTAGGGGAGGAGCAACGATTCTAGAAGTTCTGGTAGCTCTCAGCCGGAGAGTTGCCTTTCTTGCGGGGAGAGAGCCTCCGTATTGGGCTTGGAGATTGATCGAGAATGTCGGACTGAGTCGGATGAGCGATCCTTTGTCGGACGGAAAGGTTCATGCCGTCGACGATATTCTCGAAGAGCTCGTGTGGAGAACATACATGCCGAACGGTAAGGGTGGTTTCTTTCCCCTGAAGAATCCGCCAGAAGATCAGACGCGAGTAGAAATCTGGCAGCAGATGAGTACTTACGTCTTGCAGAATCAACCCATTATGGAGTAGTACGTCACCGGGATTGGGGGTTCGTGGACTTTTATCAGATTCTCTCCAGAGAAACGAAAAATCCGGGTATGGAGTTATATCCAGATTTTATAGTCGGACGTTCTCAGGATCTGATGGTACAAGGTAAGACCTTTTATGCTATTTGGGACGCATTAAGAGGTCTTTGGTCTCGTGACGAGTATGATGTTCAGCGGCTAGTAGACGAAGAACTAGAAGCTGAAGCCGATCGGCTGCGGAAAGAAACAGGGATCGATTATCATGTAAGGTACATGCGCTCATTCAACAGCAACTCGTGGGCGCAATTCAGAAAGTACCTCGCAAATATCAGCGACAATAGCCGCCCCCTCGATTCAAAGGTCTTGTTTTCAAATTCGGAAATCAAGAAAACGGACTATGCAAGCAAACATCTGAGCTACGCGTTAGAAGAAGGCGATATCTCAGCATGGGATGAGCTCGTGGGGACATTGTACTCCGTGGAGGAACGAGCAAAAATAGAGTGGGCTATCGGATCCGTCGTGGCTGGAGACTCGAAGAAGATTCAAAAGTTCTTCGTGCTCTACGGTCCCGCCGGATCCGGTAAGTCCACTATCCTGAACGTAATAGAGAAACTGTTCGAGGGATATACGACTACCTTCGATGGGAAAGCTCTTGGACGCTCTGACAGTACATTTTCCACCGAAGCGTTCAAGAACAATCCCCTGGTCGCCATCCAGCATGATGGTGATCTATCCAAAATCGAGGATAATACCCGACTGAATTCGATCGTCTCTCACGAGAAGATGACGATGAACGAGAAGTACAAGCCTAGTTACACTTCAAGATCAGAAGCTCTATTGTTCATTGGATCGAATCAACCAGTGAAGATCGACGACGCAAAGTCAGGGATCATTCGTCGATTAATCGATATTCATCCGACGGGCAACCGAATCCCAATCCGGCACTACAACGCTTTGATGAGCCAGATCGACTTCGAGCTTGGAGCGATCGCAGCTCACTGTCTCAAAGTATATTTGGAGATGGGCAGGAACTACTACAACGGATACCGCCCTTTGGAGATGATGCTTCAAACGGACGTCTTCTTCAACTTCATCGAGGCATATTACGACGTATTCAAGTCTCAGAACTATACGACCTTGAAGCAGGCGTACGATTTTTATAAGGAGTTCTGTTCGGACAGCGGAATAACACGACCGAGACCACAGTACAAGATACGCGAAGAGCTTCGTAACTACTTCGACGAATTCAAAGATCGAGCCGAGGTAGATGGGGAGAGAGTTCGTAGCGCATATTTCGGTTTCAACGCAGAGAAGTTCAAGATCCCTAAAGACACAGACGACGTTTTACCCGCTTTCTCGGTTGTCGTCGACCAGACCGAATCCTTGTTGGATGTATATTTCGCCGACCAGCCCGCTCAGCTGGCCAACAAGAAGGAAGCTCCGGGTCGTAAGTGGGCAAACGTCAAGACCAAGCTTTCAGATATTGATACAAAGCTGCTGCATTACGTAAAAGTACCCGAAAAACACATCGTGATCGACTTCGATCTGAAAGAGCTGAACAAGCTGAATCACAGCAAGCTCGAACGAAATCTGGAAGCAGCGAGCAAATGGCCTCCGACATACGCTGAGCTCAGCAAATCAGGAGGCGTGCATCTTCATTATGAATACGAAGGTGACCCGAGCGAACTAGCATCTGTATATTCCGAGGGTATCGAGATCAAAGTGTTCACAGGAGACTCATCGTTACGTCGACGATTGACACTTTGTAATGCGATACCCGTTGCTTCGATAAGTGGTGGAATTCCGCTCAGACCGAAGAAGGAGAAGATGCTTAAGGCGAAGACGATTACCAGCGAAAAGGGTCTTAGGGAACTGATCGAACGGAATCTGAAGAAGGAAATTCATCCGGGAACCAAGCCGTCAGTAGACTTCATTGCTCATATTCTCGAAGAGGCATATGAGTCCGGCATGAAATATGACGTCACTGACATGCGACCTCGTATTTTAGCCTTCGCCAACAACAGCACACATCAGGCATCGACTTGTCTCAAGACGGTGCAGACAATGAAATTCCAATCCGAACCGGAAGTGAGTTCGGACGCCCTTGTAGAAGTAACCGATAACCGGATAGTTATATTTGACGTCGAGGTTTACCCAAATCTCTTCGTCATCTGTTGGAAGTTTCGGGGAGAAGACGAAGTCATCCGTATGATCAATCCACCAAGAGAAGAAGTCGAAGCCTTGACGAAGATGAAGCTCGTCGGCTTCTACAATCGACGCTTCGACAACCATATTCTCTACGCTGCAGTTTTGGGCTACAGCATAAAGCAACTGTACGATCTGACACACAAGATCATCATAGATAACAACCGCAATGCTTTTTTCGCCCAGGCCTACAATTTGTCCTATGCTGATATTTGGGACTTCAGTTCGATAAAGCAGAGCTTGAAGAAGTTCGAGATCGATCTCGGAATTGATCATATGGAACTCGACTTTCCTCTCGACCAACCTGTGGATGAAGAAGACTGGCCGCGAGTAGTGGAGTACTGCGTCAACGATGTTCGAGCAACAGAGCATGTGCTGGAAGATCGTTGGGAGGATTTCATCGCTCGACAAATTCTGGCCGAATTGAGCGGATTGACAGTCAACGACACGACACAAAGACACACAGCGAAGATCATATTTGGTGACGACAAGAATCCACAGAAACAATTCGTCTATACCGATCTGAGTAAGGAGTTTCCCGGATATTCGTTCGATATGGGTAAGAGCTCGTACCGTGGAGAGGATCCTGGCGAAGGAGGTTACGTATACGCTGAACCTGGGATATACAAGAAAGTCGCCCTTCTAGATATTGCCTCCATGCATCCGGCATCAATCGTGATCTTGAATCTCTTTGGGAAGTACACGGAGAAATTCAAGGAGCTCAGAGATGCTCGTATGGCAATCAAGCGAGGAGACTTCGCTACGGCTAGAAAGATGATGGATGGTCGCCTAGCTCCATATTTGAAAGACGAAGATCGAGCAGACAAGCTGGCATACGCTTTGAAGATTGTCATCAACATCGTCTATGGGTTTACTTCAGCCTCTTTTCCCAACCCATTCCGTGACAATCGAAACAAGGACAACATTGTTGCCAAGCGTGGCGCTCTATATATGATCGACCTGAAGAACGACCTGATCGAGAACGACCATCGGGTTGTGCACATCAAGACCGACTCAGTGAAGATTCCTAATGCCACATCGAATTCAATCACTTTCGTGAAAGAGCATGGATCTCGGTATGGCTACGACTTCGAGCACGAAAAGACCTTCGATCGATTGTGTCTCGTGAACGATGCCGTCTATATTGCTCGTAAGGGCAAGCAGTGGACCGCCGTAGGATCTCAATTCCAACATCCATACATATTCAAGACGTTGTTTTCGGGGGATGAACTTACCTTCGACGACTTCTGCGAAAGCAGGAGCGTCCTACAAGGAACGATGTACCTCGATAGGAAGGAACGTGAGAAGGATGAAAAACTCGATTCTAGTGACATGCGGTTTGTTGGCCGCACTGGGCGGTTTGTTCCTGTACTCGAAGAGGGCGGGACGCTCTACAGAGTCAAAGATGAAAAGTTTTATGCTGTCACCGGTACGAAAGGTCACCGGTGGATAGAAGCTGAGATCGCTCAGTCCATGCCCGATCTACAGATCGACATGTCATATTTCGAGAAGTTGAGAGACGAGGCGATCGCGACTATCGAGAAGTTCGGGTCATTCAAGGAGTTTGTGTCGTGACTTGCCCAAGATTTTAAAACTAGGGAGTAAGTATGCACAACGTTTTGACTGTTGGGCCAAACGAACCGGATAACGTAAAATTCGGAGAAATCTTACGCGGGTTTCGAAACAATATTCAAATTTCTCGATCTGAAGTTGCTAGTCGTCTCGGAGTCAGTTCTGAATACATGCGTTTGCTAGAAAGAGGAGAACGTACTCCAGCTTTAGGTACAGCGATCAAACTACTTAATATTTACGCGATACCTTGTGAGTATATAAGTAAGTCGCGTATAGTTTTTGAAAACACCTCGGTGGAGTTTACTAGCCGAATTAAAGAGGCTAGGCATAATCTTCCTGAGCAAAGTCGAAACGAGATGATCGGTGAAATTGTTAATCTTCTCGTTACTGCTGATGATGACACTCTAAAGAAAGTCTTAGCCTCATTTTTAAGGAGAGCTAATGCCACAGGATGATACCGTAGTAATGGAAGGCGTTCGGGTCATATTTCGAAACTTCTCGGGAAAGGAGGACCGATTCAATCCGGAAGGTAAGCGTAATTTTGCCGTTCTCCTAGATGATTCAGTCGCTCATCAAATGGCCGAAGACGGTTGGAGCGTCAAGTGGCTGCAACCTCGTAGTGAAGAGGAAGAAGAGACTCCGCAGGCATATTTGCCCGTCACGATCAATTTCAGGGGATTTCGCCCTCCGCGCATCGTCATGATCACTTCTCGTGGTCGTAGCAATCTCGACGAGGGTACGATCGAGCTTCTTGACTGGGCGGATATCATCAACGTCGACCTGATCGTACGACCCTATCATTGGGAAGTCGGCGGTAAGAGTGGAACATCGGCATATCTTCAGAGCTTGTATGTGACAATCGATGAAGATCCTCTTGAGAGGAAGTATGCTGAATTCGAGCAGCAGCCATGATCGTCGGTAAAGAGAAGATACATGAAACCGTTGGGTTTGTGCTCGACCAACTCGACGAGACAGACGAGCTCGCAGAAGTAGACGAAGTTTTCTTGATTGTCGCTGTGCATTATGGAAGTGATCCCGAAGAGGACAGCGAAGAAGGTCAACTTTATTATCGTTGTACCTCGGCTCGAATACATACTCAGTACGGTTTACTCAAACAAGCCGATCGAGCAATCGACGAGACAATCAGGAAAATGAATGATTGAAGTTGCCGCAATTGTTGTAACGGCTATCGTAGTTCTGGTCAGTATCTCTTTTGGATATTTTCTTGGAATCACCCGTAATCCACGTAATCCAAACGAATAGGGACTATGGAAAATACGAGCATTACAACCAAGTACGTTCGTAAGCCATTGTACGTGGATGCTGTTCAGGTGACTGAGCAAAACTTCGCTGACATCGCCCGATGGTGCTTTGGCGAGATCGGTAACATCGATGAATCGCCAGTTGACAAGTCACAGGATGTTCAGCCCACCAAACAGTACATCCATGTGAGAGTTCACAACCCCAAAAATCCGAGACAGACCAAAGCTTTCGTGGGTGATTGGATTCTCTATACAGAACGCGGCTATAAGGTCTATACGACAAAGGCTTTTCAAGCCAATTTCGATCCTGTTGGAGAGAGCTGATCCGTTCAACTCAGCACGCTACCTTGACCGCCAGTGTGGCTCTGAGTGGGAACCATCGAGTTCTACGACCCAGTCCCCCTAGGGAAGTGTCTGCTCTTTTGCAAAGGGGAGTGAAAGGGAAAACAGGCAGCTCAGAGTCCTCTATCTAGGAGGACCATTTGACAGTAGTACTGACAGCACTTGTACTATTTCTACCAGTGGCGCAACACCACGATCCTCGCTGGAACGTCGTTCGACCATACAATGCAAAATTAGAACGTATGGCGTACTGTGAATCAACGAGCAGGTGGTTCATCAATACGGGTAACGGATATTACGGTGGACTGCAGTTCGATCTGTCGACATGGAGATCGGTGGGGGGACGCGGATATCCTCATCGTAACAGCAAGTTGGAACAGAAGTACAGAGCAGTAAAATTAATTCGAAAGCAGGGTTATCGACCTTGGCCCAGATGTGGGAATGCATAATCAGAACAACGCAACGATTGTTGACAGAAGTCGAAGTATTAATCTTGAGAGTTTGGTATATAGACAGTGGCTACCGAAATGTACGGATTCAACGTGCACGTGCTCGAGACATGGTCCATAATCGATAAATGGTGGCGTCCAGAAGATGAACAAATTCGTCGCGATTTTGCGCATGTATTGTGGGACGGACGCAGCTTGATATTCGTTCGAGAAGCACCCGACAAAATTTGGAGGATTAGACATGATTCAGGTGCACTGTGATGGCTGTGGAACCACGGAACCGAACGACCTACCGCGTAAGCAGAAGAAGATCGAGCCCGCCACGATATCTATAGTCAAAGACGATCGTGCTCCCGAGGGCACCGAGAAATACGAAGCCGATCTGTGTCCGACCTGTTGGGCATTGCTCTTGCACACATATTTCAAAGTCCCGATGGCGGACAAGCTCGAGCTGGCGGTGCCGTCGTTCATGCT